CCAGATGCTAATGGATTATCCGGCGGATAGCATTTACCACCAGATGGTAGTGTTATAATTTCTGTTGGGTACTCAATGTTACTCATATTGTAAACTTTTAGTTGTTATTTGTATATAAATATATAAAAAATAAATAATGAAAAAAAAGAGATACATTTCTGTATCTCATTTCTTCTAAGGCGATAATAATATTGCCCCATAGTCTAAGGTAGCACTTAGACGGTTATATTGTTTTTTGAAATTTCAAATATTATTCGTATATTAAAATTCGAGTACGGCAAAATCGTACGAAAGTGTCAAACTGATTTCTACAACATCTGATGAACTCCAATCAACATCACCGAAATCGGTAGATTGGATGAACGCTCCTTTTAATTTCCATTGTTCAATTTTATCTCCAATAGGACCTGTAAGATATAAATCAATATCTTTCTTATACATTCCTGCATAACCATCTCTACCAGTTAATGATTCATGTGATTGTCTAACCCATTCCATTACCGCCTGTGCACCACTTGGTACAATAGGGTCAAATAATGTTATTGTTACATCTTGCCATTCACCTTTACCTTTTAATTTACGTTTAAGATTCATATGATCTAATGTAACTACATCAAATGATATATTTGGTCTACCAGCGGTTTTCACCATATATGATGGAATTCCATCGATTTCCATGATGAAATTATTTTTCATCTTTGGGTCGAAATTCGTATAGAACATGTCATCGTATTCAAGTACTTCAGCCATAATTATTTTTCCTTTTTATTTAGTTTTCTCTTATATAAATATAAGAAATTTATTTTTAGTTCTTTTTTTAAACACCCTAAATTAAATTAGGGTGCTTTTATTTATTAATTACCCAGAAAAACTTGCTCCTGTTGGCATTATGTTGAAATCAAGTATAATGAATTCAGCAGTTTTAGTTGGTTGTAAGAATATTTGCCCAGCCATGATATTTCTATCAATTACATCAGGTGTGTTATTCGTTTCATCCATTACCACTTTAAACGTATATAAACCTTGTCTTTGTTGTATATTTTCTAAATATGGATTTACCGTATTTATGAATCTATTACGTGTCGTTGCTGTATTTTGCTCAAATACCAAATATCTTGATGTTGAAGCAATAAACTTCTTAACTCGTATAAGTAATCTTCTTACATTAATTCTATCTAATGCTGAAGGTTGTTCTTGTAAAGTTTTTTGTCCGAATGCCACAATTCCTTCTCCAGGGAACGTTGCTATTGGATTTATTTTACCTTCGTATAATGTATCACGTTCTGCGTGAGTTAATCTGTTTAATACACTTACTGCTCCTACGATTCCACCACGATTTAAACCTGCTGGTGCCCACCATTCTGCTGCAATAGCATCATTCGATGCGTATATAGCTGGCATCAATACACTCGGTGGTACTGCTGTAAGTTTGTTTGTTGTATTATCAATAACTTTTACCCAAGGATAATAAGTTGCTGCATAATTTGAATCAATAGCTTCACCTTGTTCAACTGCCAAATCAATACTATCACTCATAGCTGTTGTATCTCCAATGAAGAATGCATCTTCTCTCGATTCTACCATGTCTACAATATAATCGAATACATATGAATGCAATCTTCGTATAACACCCGGTGCAGATACTAAATTAATATCATAATCATCTGGATTAGAGATTGCGTTTATAGCTTGAATGTATGATGTCGTTCCACTTGCAATTGCTGATGATAAATCAAATCCTTGTGAATTAAGTGCTGTAATATCTCCTCCTAAATTACTTGTAATTGTTGGAGATATACCATCAAATCCACCTTGGAAACCAACTGTGAATTGTCTTTTGTTTATTTCTAATGAAGTTTCTGCTAAGAATGGTACTACTAAACCTAATAAAGTATCCAATGCGAATGCTGTATTTGATCCAACTGTTGCTCCATCTGGTAACGGTGCTAAGTAATTGTTATTATCAATCTCGATACTATTTGTTTCTAAATCAATACCACTATATTTAGTTTTTCCAGATGATGTATTTGCGTTTGAACCAGTTGTATAAATAACTGTTGGTACGATTGTTTCTCCACCACCTGCTACTCCAACAAATACTGGATTTGTATATGCCCCATGTCCATAAGGTGCTGATGCATCAGTAAATCCTGTTGCCATTTCAACCCTTACATATTTAGAACGGTTTGAATAATCACCATTTTGTGAAATTTTACCGTTTGCATCAATTGTAGTATTTATGTCACCAATAATTTTTGGTAAATAATTTGGAGATGCTGGGTTTAAGTTCACATTGTTAAATGTTTCTTTAACCGATTTTCGTTTATCCGTATCATCATAATCTCTTATAGTGATTGAGAATGCAGGAAAATCTGTGTTTGCGATTTTTTTAATATTTGAAATACTAACCTTATACTCCTTATTATATACATTACCAAACCCTAAAGTATGGAATCTAAATAACGGATTACTTCCTAAATCTACTTGTGATAAAAACCACGGTGTAGATGCGAATGTAGTATCGTATGCGAAATCTTGTGTTGCTAATTCAACTAATTCAACTGTACCACCTGCTGACAGGATAGTATTGTTTGTTGCCGCATTTTCAAAATAATTATATGCATATGTTGATTGTGAACCATTTACAGATATTCCAAAGATATCACTAATATCGTTATTAGCACTTGGTAGTACTGATGCTGATATTGGGTCTGAACCTAATACTGTAATTGAAAATAAACTTGCCGATGCTGCGGAAGTTAGTGTTGAACCTGAGAAACCTGCTATTTCGTTTACGGTTGTTGTTGATGATAGTGCTGATATTAACTCAACTCCATTACTACCACTTAATGTGATACCTAACGGTGTTACATGTGAATATCCACCCTTGTGTCCTACTTTTACGATGGTAACTGTTCCAGCTTCACGTAAATAGTTTTGTACGGTATATCCTGAATAATAAGTTCCATCAGGTGTACCGAAGATTTCTTCGAATTCCGATTGGGTATTTACTACAATTGGTAAGAACGCCGGTCCTTTTTCAAATGGTCCGATTACTACCGCCCCAATATTTCCAATTCCTTGTGCTAAGAAACTTATTTCGTTTTCTCGTGTAAATACACCAGGTGATACAATCTTTTCTGCCATTTTATTTACTCCTAATTAATTTTTTTTCGTGTAAAATTACACATATAAATATAAAATAGTTTTTCTAAACTACTTTTTTGTTGTTTTAATATGGTTTGTACGTTACTTTTTATTCAGTTGGTGTGAATATTCCTGTCTCAGGATCAAAATTACCATTACCATATTTTCCGTTTAACTCTTTGTATAACGTTTCTTCAGTTTCCACCATTTCTGCGTGTTGTACTAATAAATCTCCTTTTTTAGTTTCAAGTTCAACTTGCTTTCCTGCGTGTTCACTTTCTAATCTAATTTTCTCAATTGAGATTTGTCCTAATTGAGTGAATATCCCTGATACTGAAATTCTTAGTTCATTGATTCTTTTGATTTCTTCTTCAGTAAATTTGATTTCTTCTTTTGTAACTGCTTTTTTTGTCATTTTGATATATTATTGATTATTAATGTATTGTATATATAAATATATGATTTTTTCCCAAACGTTAAAAATTTAAGAAAATAATTTTATGATTGTGTGAATGTTAATGTTGTACTCCAAGTTCCCTTTAAACCGTGGTCAATGGCACGAACTCTAGCATAACGTGTTCCTGTTGTAATTGCTTCACCATTATATAGTATAGATGACCATTCAGTTTCATCAACCTCAGGTGATGTAAATGTATTAATATCATCCACTTGTACATCATATGCGCTTGCACCAGCTACTGCTGTCCAAGTTAATGCGTTTGTAGTATTATTCCAAACCAATCCAGTTACCTGTGCTGGGGTAGTTAAATCGGTATGTGTATTGCCACCTTTATTGTGTGTTAAATATCCGTTTACTAAATATGTATCCTGTGCTTCAACATCAATTGATACGATTTCTTCTATTTGATTTTCGGGAACTATTGAAAATATTTCTATTTCTTCTACCGAATTTGAGTTTTCCTTTATTAAAGAATCTCCGATTTTGATTTCTGCTAATCTCTTGAACCTATATAAATTATCTGAATAATCTTTTACTAACATAGGATGTTCAAATGTACCACGAATTTCACCATCATTTATATTGAAAATTCTATCACTAAATGCGAATACTACATTTACTACTTTTACATCTTTTGGTGTTGCTACAAGTGTATCAATTTCCCAATCTAAATAGTTAGAATCCGAATCTTCATCCAGACCCTTGATACTAAACCCTTTAAGTACATCACCATCCTCTAAATCCCCAACTTCTAATATAGTACCATCAGCCATTATTATTGGTGAATTGGCGGTTAAACATAATGCCGTATTTCCATCGTATGTATCAACTGTGTAAACATCTTTTGTTCTTGCTACTCCGTACCCAGCTCCAGCACCTATATGATCATTAAATCCATCTGAAAATGTTGCTGATACCAAATGTTTAGCAATTGTTACCAAGATACCTGTTGAGTTCGACATATCACCTGCCGTAAGTGTTGCCGATGTATTTGGAGATGATCCTATTGTTAAATAATCGGTTGTGTTTGGGGATACATCTACTGCTGTCCATGTGAAATTTGATGCCGTAGTTGTAATTCTATTAAATCTAGTACCATCGTTCAAATATCCCATTGTGTAATTTTCAGATGTGCTCTCTACTACATATGTAAACCCTGTTATTTCTGTATTAACTGAATCTAATGCAAATTCAGACATTTTTATTGGTGTTGCAGAACTACCGGCTGCTGCTGACATAGATTTTGTACCTTGTCCAGTTGCTCCAGCTAAATTACTTAAACTTAATGTATCTCCTATTACTAATGTTGGTGCCGCCATTATTGATTATATATTTTTAATAATGATTGAACCCACTTTTCTTTATCTGTGTAATTTTCAATCATAAATGTTTTTAATTTATTAAACCACTTGGTTTTTTCTTCAAATGTATCTAAAACTATCTTATTATAAATATCACCGAATTCGTTTTTCGTTGATGCTCTATATGGATATTCAAAATCAGGACACCAAGTTCCGTGTAATATTGGCAACTTTCCGTAATCTACTGCTTCAAATATAGAGTAACCAAATGGTTCACTCGTAAATGCTGAATGTGAAATTCCCCAGTCCATATTATAAAACGTGTCCTTATATTCTGGTTTGTAATGATAAACCTTTGATTTTTGTAAATCTATATTAGCACCACGTTTCCAAAGTAAATTAAACATACTTGAATCTGTGAATAATATGGTTGGTAGTTTATCTATAAAATGTGGGTTTTTTCTTCCCTCACTTCTTGCACCGAATCCTATTTTTGTAGAATTTGATAATTCCTTGTTATGTTTGAATTCATAAAAATTTGGTATGTTTTGATTTTTATATAAAATCTCATATAATCCTACCCAAATATTATTTTCACTCCACTCTGCTACATTTTGTTCCCAATCCATACTCATATAAGGATGCTTTATAAATGGAATATCTGAACCTAATGATGATTTCATTATATGATCAATTGAATTATGTAAAACATTTGAATGTATTTTTTCTTTGTTATCTATAATCGACTTCATTGGTGTGTAATGCCCGTGTAATATATTTATTCTACGAGCCCCTTTACATATTTCTTCAAATTTACCGATATCATCACCGTGCCAATGTGTTTCAATTGGGAATTCATAATCTAAATGTGAATTTGGTTTATTTCTGTGAATTAATAGTATTGGTTTTATATCCAGCTTTGGTGCGATTTCTTCCATCCAAATATTAACCCACGTATCCGTACCAGCATTTACCCAAGGTCCGCCACCAGTTGTGTAATAAACATCGTACATTATAGTTTACTTTCCAAATCGTTAACTCTCTTTTCTAATTTTTCAATTATAGTTTGTTGTGCTTTTGTTGTTTCAATTAATAACGCAACTATTTTATCGTATTTTACAGCCATATAACCATTATCACGAGTCGTTACTAAATCAGGTAAAACCTCATTTAATTCTTGTGCAACAATACCAACATCTGAACCTTTGTGTAAATCTTGTAAATCTTCATTCCAGTCAAATGTATTACCACTTAATTTTTTAACCTTTTCAA